ACTTTACATCCGGGAACTTCATGCAGCACCCGATAGTAACCCCAAGGTCTTTCTGTCTTAGGAGCCTTCCATTCTTGTAAAATCCACGAACTAGAATTCTTTTTATCTTCACCCCCAACACCAAATACAAATTCTACTCCAGGCTCAGACATTTCCGGAATGTTTTCTGCTGTGCGATCACCACCGTTGGCAAAAATAATATGATGATCAGGATACATCAACTTAACATTTCGGATAGCTTCGATAGCGTGATTTTCTGTATCGTTGAATAAAATACAATGATCTACATCTTTGAGATTTTGAATGATATTGATACGCTCAGAGCTTGGCATAAATTCTTGGCCTTTTTTCCTACGTAGCCAATCATCGGAGTTTACTCCTACTACCAGCTTATCGCCAAGTTTTTTAGCAGCATTTATATAAGATATATGCCCAGAATGTATGGGATCAAACCCACCGGTGACTAATACTATTGTTTTCATGCAGATATTTATCTGCACATATAATGATTAATTTAAAGAGTGGCGTCTTCCATACCCGCAGTTCTTAATTTAATAACATTGGATAATTGCCATTGTTTGACATCTAAGGCTTTGATAATGCCTAGCCATTTATTACGTAATAGAGCAAAATCATTGATAATTTTTTCGAAATCAACAACATCGGCTTCGCCTTCTACAAATTTCTCACAGTCTCTAGAACTTAATGCTCTTTGATAACTTTCAAGATATTTGCGGAAATGTTGACTTTTAAGTCTGCGAAGCTCGATGTTGAGATACTCTAATATTGCTTCGATTTCTTGAAGTTGATTGAATCTATTTTCCACGATACCAGGCATATTAGCAGCCGCTCTTTCAATATTACCTGAAATATTAGTATCATATTTGGCAGATTGTAATTCTACTTCATAATACGCCACGGCATTAGGTATAACACTAATATCTTTTGAAACTTTATCGTACCAGTTCATTATTACTCATCTTCGTAGCTATCTTCAATTTCTTCGCCATCGATTGAATATTCGATAGCTTCATCTAGATGTGGATCAACACCGATAAGTTCTTCAAGTACTGATTCTTTAATACCATGATCTAATAAAGTATTAACAAAATCTGAAGCTACATCTTGTCTGTGTTTTTCTGGAATGTGTTCAATTATCACATGCCAAAGATCGGCAATTAAATCGTCTTTCATTCTACGCTCTCCGTTTCAGGTTCAACTGTATTATTAGTTATCTCTGATTGAAGAATTTCGCCATGATTTGAAATGTCATTGATGATTTTATCTAGACTACCTTCCTCATTACGTTCCCACGCTTTACGGAATTGTTTAATAACTTCACCAGTAGAATGTACTGTATAAACAAGACTGTTACCTTCTTTCTTGAGCATACCTTTGGCTTCAAACAGATCAGTACAACCACTGTAAGGATTCATACCTGTTTCGTAAGGAATCTTAACCTGTACACTTTCAAACGGTTTAGAATAGCGTGTTTTCATAACTTTACAGGCAGCACGAATACCTTTTACCTCACTGATCTTGTTACCATCTTCATCTTCTTTAAGTTTGAGTTTACGCATAGCAACAACAATAGAGCTGGCATAGATAAATCCTTGCCCACCACTAATCTTATCATCTGGATCAAACATATCTTGACTTGCGTATGTGTGATTGGTACATACCATACCAATGTTATATGCTCCAAACATGTTAACGCAGTTACGAACAAGTGCTGTTAGTGCCTTGGGCTTACGACCCATGTCACCTTTCATATCACCTGCTTGGAACTGATTAACGTCAGTTGGCGTTAACAGCATACCTAAGCTGTCAACAATAAACAATACTTTTGGACGATCTGTTTCATCCATTGTTTTGTATTCTGCAATGAATTCAACAATGGTTTTTGCCACATCGTCAATCATTGCCATGTTAAGTTTTAATAACTTGTCTGGACTTGTATCAACTCCCAATGCTTCTAACCATTTTTCGTCAAGTGCATTTTCTGTATCAATTAAGATAGGATAAATGCCTTGTGCTTGTGCGTTCTTAACTAGGTTGCCTGAACAAATAAACGATTTGCCTGCACCAGATTCGCCGGCGAATACTGTTACCTTGCCAAGTGGAATACCTTTATTAAAATCACCACTAATTAGATAGTTTAGAGCATAGTTGCCTGTGCTCACCCAATCAGTAGGATCATTGAAGCCAATACTAAGCCCTTCGATCGATTTAGTAATTGACTTTCTAAATTTAGAAATATCAAATGCTTTAGTCATAGTTGTACCTTTAGAATAGAGTGCGAGTTTCCTCGCACCCTTGTCTCATTATTATTATTTTTGACGATTGCGAATCATAGCAAGAATGTCTTGCGCTTTACTTGCGCCATCTGCACTTGCTGCCGCCGCTGGTGCTGCTTGTGTAGCAGGAGCCGCCGCTGGTTCACTATCAAAGTCATCACTAGCCGCAGGCGCTATTGCTACTGCTGCCACTGCTGCTGGTCTGTTTGGATCACCAGTTTGTTGGCTTAATCCTGCTGGACGGAAATATTGACTCCAACGATCTGGATCATACGGTTCGCCGTCAACTGATGCTTCAAACATTTCTTTGATAACCTTTAATTCAACATCTGTTGGTTTCTTAGGAAGAAAGTCTGACAAATTGTACAAACCATTAGTTGTAAGTGCCGCTTGTTCAGTGTCGCTCATAGCACGTTCACGACGTGACCATTTACTTGTTGAATAATCAGCAAAGCCACCTTTTGATGTTTTGGCAATACGGAAGTCTAAACCACGCAATGTATCTGTTGGGCTTTCTTCTAATTCTGGATCCATCAATGCTGAACGGATAATTTGATAGATTTGAGGTCCGATAATAAAACGTCTAATTGGATTTTCTGGAGTTTCTTTTTCACCCAGTGGATCTTCTACTACAAAGCCTTGGAAAATATAACTTCTTTTCTTCCAATACTTACGACCCATTTCTTCTAAATTCTTGTCTTTAAACCATCCACGTACTTCTGATAAAATTGGACATACTGAACCATCATTGTACATCTCAACACAAGGTACTTGAACTTGAACTTGTCTTGAATCTGTTTCACCTTTGATACCAGCAAATGGTAGTTTGATCATTGCACGTTCTACCCAAAAGAATGTATTGTTTGCATTGCCATCTGGTAAGAAACGTACTACAGCTTCTTTGCCTTCCTGCATGTTCCAATGTGGGTAAATTGCGTTGTCTCCACCGCCAGTAGATTGTCCTGTGGATTTTGATTGTGCTTCTTGAAGTTTTGCACGAATTTCTGCTAAAGTTGCCATTGTAAGCCTCCTAATAATTAGCCTTTAATAATAAAATATGCCTTTTACGCATAGTATTAAGTATGCGCTTTTTATTTATCATTGTCAATGATATTTTAAAAATAAATTTAGCCAAAACAAAACCCGCCGTAGCGGGTTCTTCACTTCTTTAACCGTAGAATATTAAAGGCCTGATAATTCTTTGATTCTTAGTAGTTCTTGTAATTCTGGATTTTGTTCTGTTGATTGTTGTGGAGCTAATCTTTCTACCATTTTACGTGCTACCATTTCAGCATCTTCACCAAATTTCTTGCCGACCATTAGTGCTATGCCTTCTGGTCCTTTAGGGAATGTACCAGATTCTTTATCATAAAATGATATAATAAATTCAGCTAATTCTTTAATAGGAACATTTTTAGCCATTGCTGCTGTTTTTCGTTGAGCAACATCACTAGAGTGTGTTACTTTACCACGCGGATCTTTACCTTGTGACTTTTCCCAATCACCTTCGTGTGACCAAGATTTAACTTTGCCTTCTGCATCTTTTTCTACTGTGTCTGTTGCCTCATCGGTTTCTCCACGAGCTTTAGCTACCTTCTCTGGATGGCTTAGATTTTTTGTTCTTTCTTTTTCAAGATCGTCATGTGATACTTTCCAATCTGAATCTCCAGATGCTTTGCGTTTGTATGCAGGAATCTCACTCTTGTCATCAAATGCTTCTGCTGGTTCTTCAACATAATCACCAAAGTCTAAATTTTCTAAAGTTTCGGGAGCATTATTTTCAACCCATGCTTTAACCATTGCACGTGCATCTGTGTTTGGGTCTTGTTTAGCTTGTGCCTTGATGGTTTGTTCTAGTTGAGGGTCTTCTATGATACCCTTAAGACTTTCTATCGCATTGGAGCCATCTACCCCAGCTGGAAAATGTTGGCCTACTAATTCTTGTAATTGCTTTACTGCGGCCTGCTGTTCTTCTGGATCTGAGCTTTCAATAGAACTAACTTCGCCTAAATTCATAGCCCATTCTTCAAATGCTGAGAATGGATCACTAGAAGTATCTAACTCTACAACTTCATTTGCCAATTCTTCGGAAGTATCTGCTGTCATAGCAACGATATCATCATAGTTGATGGTGTCAGATTCTTTCATCAATCTATAGAGAACTGGGAACACGCTTGCGATGTCTTCTTTAAAGTTTTTAACTGTAAATTTTTCTTTAAACTCTTCTACTACGTCTTGCGGAACTTCGCCTGAATCAAAAGCCTGGAATGA